TGACCACAGCACAAAACAAGAATGCACTCGATAAAGGGGTACCGAGTCTGCGCGTGTTACTGGAGAACAAGAAATTTCGCATTCCCAGGGGCGACCGTGAGAGCGTGCTCATGACTGACGAGTGGATCAACGAAATGCGTGCGTTCACGTGGTCAGAGGGCAAGTTGCAATCAGTGGGCACCCATGACGACACCCCGATGGCTTGTTGGATTTGTGACCAAGCGATACGACAGGGCGCGTTTGGTTACAGCTTCGGGGAAGACGAAGAAGTGGATCACGCAGCACTCATGAGGGAGTTGACAGGAGAGGATGAACCGGAAGATTCTGGACCAGAACGCTCAGAAGCAAGTGGCGATTTGGTTGGAGATGAGATATTTGGTGGAGCGCCGTTACCAGGCGCTTTAACAAGGGGATACTAAGTTGGGCGCGGCGGTGGATGGCTTCGGGGTTCGCTCTTCTCGGCTTGAAGCTGTCGCGCTCATTCAGTAGTAGAGGCAAGCATGAAGAAATCTGGATTCATCATTCCCCCGGCGTACCGTCGAATCCAGCAAGGCGGTGGCGTCCCCAGTCGAGAGAATCTGGAACTGATGCGTCTAGCACAGACACCAGCACCTAAGTTTAACGCGGCGATGCTGTTGGAGCCTGATCCAGTGTTGCGGGTTGAAGGAATTACAAAGGGGCTGGGGTTTGATCCAGCACGTGAAAATTCTTGGAACAAATTTCTGGAAGACCATTTGAACGGTGGCACAAACGAATTGGTCATGCGCAAAGCTCTCTACAGTCGTATGATGGATGAGCGTATGGACCCAACGTTACGTCGTGCACTGTTCAAACGGTCCATGAGCTATTATCGTGAGAAGATGAAAAAGTCTGTCGTACAGGTGGTGACTCCCGATGAAATTCTGGAAAAAGCAGAAGCCCGAGGTGGATCCTATCATCGTAGAATCCCCCGTCCTGGAGGAAAGGGATATCGCTATTTCTACAACAAGGAAGACTACGACAAACGAGAAGACGCGCATGTGTCTGGGAAGGATGCGACCGCAGCCCGCATCACGAAGGCGGTATCGACGCTCGTTGAGGGCTCGAAGGAAGGCTGCGGCGTCGCGGAGATGAAAGGACTTGCTAAAAAGTTTGGCTCCAAAGAAATTGCTGCCCACCTCAAAAAGCAGTGTGCAGAAGGGGGCACAATGGAGTACAAGGGAGGCAAGTTCAAAATGAAGAAGAGTCTGGAACCGGATCATAAATTCGTAATTGGGAGTTGAGATCATGGCGTCGTTGAACGAATGGATGGAAAAAGCGAAGTACATCAAACGCACGGGCACGCCTGGAAACTACAAATACGAGTACGCCGATAAGAAAGGTCCGAAGAAGACGGCAACAGCTCAGGCCCCTACTGGCAAGGTGACTGCTGAGCAAGCTCAAAAGATGGTATTGGCAGCTAGGGAAGCGGCTGCTGATGAAGCGAAGAAAGTCACACTCCCTGATGACAAAGCCAAAGCTAAGAAGCTGTTGGACGGTCTGCCGGATGGCACAGTCATCGACACAACCTCTGATGATGGTTACGGGGACACTTCGATGGCCAAGGTCAAAGGCCAGTGGATCACATTGTCCGAAGAGACGGCCACCTCGATCTTTGAAGATGACCCAGGTGACGCGGAAGCGAAGCACAGTTTCAATTCTGATGAGATGTCACTGTTGGTCTCTGAGGGATGGAAAGACGGTAGCATCTGGTTGCCAAAGAAAACTGGGGGAGCTGGGCACGAGAGTTGGGACGGAAAGCCTTTGAAGCCTGGGATGAAAGCGAAGTTCGCAGGCTACGATGTAGAAATCGTGAAGCTGAAACCACCACAGGGCGATGACCCTTACCCTCGGGTTGAGTACCGGCAGAAAAACGGTATCACTGATTCTGCTTACGCTTATGAGATCAACCAACCCCGTGGTGTGTACGGACCTCCAACCGAGAAAGCGAAGAAGAGTATGGTCACAAATCTGGAAGACTGGATGCAGAAATCCGAAGCCACCCCAGACACGTTGAGCAAAGCGGCGTACGGCACGATGAGCAAAGCGTACGTCGATGACTGGGCGATGCAGTTTTCTGGAACGGGCATGCACGTGGAAGCGCTCCAGTGTTTGAAGGATTTGATGTCATGCCGCAAAGAACGTGACAAGTTCAATGCTGCTGGCAAGTCGTGGCGCGAAGAGGAAGAGATGACCGGCTCTGCTCGCAAATCGTATCGCGAGAAGCGAATGAAGGAACGCGAGAAGCTGAATGAGCGTGATGACAAAGTGCATGCTCGTATGTCTGCGCTCGAAGAGCGGCTGCTAGATCAACGCATCAAAGATGCGAAGAACCGCGATGGAATGTACAAGTCTGAAGTGTCCCCTGAGAAAGCACGGAAGATTCTTCATGACGGAGAGGTGCATGGGAAGCCTCTCACCGAACAGCAACGAAAATACTTTGGCGCTATCGGCGGACATTTGCCCGCTCCTGGCGAGAAAGCGAAGAAGAGCATGGAAGGCCATGAAGCACTGAACGATTTTCTGGAAAAAGCAGCTACTCCAGTTGGCGGCACCACGCCAGGTGGTTACAAGAAAATCGCAGAAGGCAAATACGTCAAAGAAGGGGCAAAGAAAGAAGGTAGCGCAGCACCAGGCAAGCCCGAAAAGCATGACGTAGAAGCTGTGCGCGAGTTGGCGTTGTACGCGGAGAACAACGGGGATCTCTACCGACAGCGTATTGAACCCATCCACAAAAACCTCATGCGCAAAATCGCAGCCGGGAAGTACGACCACGAGAAAGCAAAGAAGCTCTGGCAGTACGCGGCAGCAGACGCTGCCCAGCGGTACACCAAAGAGTTTGGTGGTTCAGGTCCGCATGGGAGCCACGGCAGTTTCTCCCCAGCCGACCGACGTGCCTTGGCTGCCAAGATGGCAGACGATTTCAAAGATGCTGCGGATGATGGTGAGTACGATCATCTCATTCCGAAGAAGTATCAGAAGAAAGAGAAGACCGAGAAATCACTCCGGGACTTCGTGAACGAAGACTGGATGGAGAAAGCCTGGGAGGCATCAATGGAAACCATCGAAGAGTATCTGGAGAAAGCGGCGCTCAACACGCCATCGGCTTCCAAAGAGATGCCGAGCCACGAGCAACGCATGGGCGGTCCGAAGAGTCAAAAGCAGGGCGCGAGTCAAGACGGTGGAAGTCTGGAGGGTACCGGGAAGACCAGTGGTAGCTCTGACTCTGCTGCTGGTCCTGGACAGGATGCGTCAGGTCAGATTTCTGGAACGTCCACGAAGAAGGACAAGCTTTCGGATGACGATGCGGTTGATGAAGGTCAGATGAAACCGCACAAGAAACCGTTGGAGCAATCTGTGAAAAAGAGTTTGTTCCCTGCTGATCAGCGTGACAGCGTGGCACGAGAGCGTGCAGCGGCAGTGTCGCAACTTCACAAGAGTGATGATGTGTACATTGGTCCGAATGCTCATCCATTCAGTTCCTACTCAGTGCACTCGTCTGGTGACGATGATGCTGCTGAGTTGGTCAAGTCGGAAAGTTTCTACCACGGCAATAGCCCTCAAGTGGCTCCGAACCGTGCCATCATTGACAGCGGAGTGCTCTGTAAGTCCGTTAATGCGAATGGCTGTGACGCAGTTTACAGCGCAGCGCTGACGGCATGCCCTGGCTGTGGTGCTGGTACTGTTGGTCATCGGCATGTGCCCGGTGGCCCCGTGGTAGGTTCCGAAATCCAGATTCTGGAAAAGAGCGAAGGACCTGGTTCGCTTCTTCGTCGTCCGCCTCAGGAGCCTGACGTAAAGATTGGGGAGTAAACCTGTGGGCATTCGAGACGTGCTATCGGGGTTTGGGCGCGTCGCTGCCGGTGTTGCAGGCGACGCTCTTTTGACCTACGCGGAGACACCTCTTGAAAAGGGGATTCGTGAGACGGGAAGGCGTGACCCTAGCAGTGATGCTGAGTCGTCAGACCCTGATGAAGGTCCAACCCGTACCCCAGGCGGTTCGCAACAAGATTCAGCCGCGAATGCACCGGTGCCCACAGAACCTGCATCGGAAGATCCCAAGTCTCTCTTTTGGGATCCATTCGCCATCGTGGAACAGCTCGGGTACAAAGAGCGTCCGAGTAGTATCACGTATGGCACGTTGAAAGCGATTGTCTGGAAGACACCGGTCATCCAAGCCATTATCCAGACTCGTGTGAATCAGGTAGCAGCGTTTTCTACTCCTCAACATGATCGGTATCAGTTGGGCTATCGGTTGAAGCTGCGGGAGAGTGACAAGGAACCAAGCAAACAAGACAAAATCTGGATGAACCAGGCTGAGTCTCTGATGATGCGCACAGGTGTGACTGAAAATCCACGTGGGCGTGACACGTTTGAGACGTTCCTACGTAAAATTACATGGGACAGCCTGGTCTACGATCAGATGGCATTCGAGATTGTGCCGAGTCGTGATGGTGTGCCTGCAGAATGGTACGCGGTGGATGCTGCGACCATGCGACTGGCGGACAGCGCGAGTACGTACCTGAACGAAGACGACGATAAGGCAGTTCGGTACGTCCAGATTTATGACGGCATGATCATCAGTGAGTACAACCAAGACGAGCTGTGTTTCGGTGTCAGAAATCCCAGGACTGACATTCGACTCTATGGCTACGGAGTGTCTGAGCTGGAGATGCTGGTCAATTGTGTCACGTCATTGCTCTGGGCGTGGGAGTACAATCAGAAGTTCTTCTCTCAGGGTAGCGCAGCAAAGGGAGTGCTCAACTTCAAAGGCGCGGTTCCAGAAAAGCAGTTGAAGTCATTTCGACGGCATTGGTATCAGATGCTCGCGGGTGTGGAGAACGCATGGCGCACCCCTATTACCAACGCGGATGAGCTGCAATGGATCAACATGCAGAACACGAACCGCGACATGGAATACAACGCCTGGATGGACTTTCTCATCAAAGTGGCGTGCTCGATGTATTCGATGGACCCCGTGGAGGTGAATTTCAAGTACGGCAACACGGGTCAAAAGGGTGGGCTCACCGAGGCAAGCAACAAAGAGAAAATCACCGAGAGCAAAGAGCGTGGGTTGCGTCCGCTTCTTCGATTCGTTGAAGGCGCTATCAATCGTCATATCATTTGGCCTATGAATGAAAACTTCGAGTTCACGTTCGTTGGTCTGGACGCGAAGACGCAAGATGACGTAGCCAACCTGAATCAGAAGCGCGTGAAGACCATGATGACTGTCGATGAGCTTCGCGCCGAAGACGATTTGCCACCTCTCCCAGATGGGAAAGGCGAAGTTATTCTGGACCCGACATGGTTGCAATTCTCGACGGGTAAAGATCAGGCAGAAGCGGGCATGGTCCCTGGAATGGAGGGACAAGAGTTTGGTGGTGGCGAAGGTGGTGGTGAGGGAGACGACGAAGACAAACAGTTTGGTGATATCGATTTTGAAGCGTTGCTCGCAGACGAAGACGAAGACGAAGAGGACAACAAGGAAGACGACAACAAACCTGCTCAGCGCTCAAAGCCTGCTGGAAAGAAAAAGTCTGGAGAGAAGACTGAGAAGAGCATGAGGCGACATGGCAAGGTTGTGGTGGATGTGAGCTTGTAGGAGAACACGGCATGGCGATTCGAGTCAGACACACGGTGGCGGTTCGTACAGCGCGTGACACCGATTTCAAAAAGCCAATGTGGAATCCAGAACCTGCGTTGGAAGAAGTGGTCATTGACACGTTTGAGAAGCAGGCAAGCGGCAATTTC